ACAAACGAGACGTTGATGGAAGACGGCAGACCTTATGCGGTGTCCAAAACTTATACAGCATCTTTACACGAAGCTGCTGCCCTCAGAAAGCACTTGGAGTCTTGGCGAGGCAAAAGTTTTACCGATGAAGAGTTGGGTGGGTTCGACGTAACAGATCTGTTGGGTTGTACTGCCAGAATAGAAGTAGGCCACACCGAAGCGTCGGCTGAACATGCTGGTGGTAATCCTAAGATCCTCAATCTGCAAAGACCAGATGGTGGCGTACAAAAGATACCAACCAAGAACGAACAACAAGCATTTGATCTAGCGATCTACTGCGACGAGTTCAAAGGTAATTCTTCATCTGAGACAAAAGCCATGTGCGATATATTCGATGCTCTGGCTCCTTGGCAACAAGAAGACATCGAAGGTAGCTATGAGTTTTTAGCTGCGAACGATGGCAATACTAATTTAAGTAAGATGGCTGACGACTTATCACAGCTAACCGAAGAGGCAGCGAAAGATAATACAACAGAAGATTACGAAGAAAAGAAGGTAACGGACGACGACATCCCTTTTTAAAGTTCTCGGTGGGCGACCTATCTCCTTATGTCTCACAACTTCGGAAAACAGAGGTTGCCCACCACCCCCCTATGTATATAAATAAAGCACAACAGATAGCAGAACTTTTGGATCTTAAAGGCGAGGATTATTCAACGCCAGATAATTTCTTTGTGCAATTAGCCAATGCTTGGAGCGGATTGCTAGGCATAGAGCTAACGCCATCACAATGTTGCGCCATGATGATTGTCTTCAAGTCTTGCAGAATTATTAATAACCCCGGACATAAAGATTCAGCTGACGACTTAGTAGGTTACTCACTTATAATGACAGAGCTCGTCAAGATCCTGGAGAGTCAATGAGCGCACAAATAGAATATGAACTTTTTTCGTTGCCAGCTGCATTTATGCTGCAACACAATCTATCCGATCAGGTAGTGACGGATCTCAATAATTATCTGGACACATTAAGAAATGACAAGGAGCGCGCGTCTGCTTCCGACTATTTAGTCGGCCAGATACACCAAGGCGAGCAACTTGCTATGGACTATAACGATGTTCAGTTAACACCTTTTGTTAAGATTGTTGAGAGCCTGGCTATGGCTTATCTTAGACATTTCGTAGAGCAAACTAAATCTCCTCTTAGAGCTAAGAAAATATCTATGGATAAGCTATGGTCAGTGCATAGTTTCGAGGGAGACTACAATCCAATACACGATCACTTAACCAAAGCTCCGATGGGCATTTCGTTTACGAGTTGGACTATGGTGCCAGACCAGATAATGAAGGCAGACGACGAACGTGTAGATCTATATGAAAGTTCCGGGGCAATCGATGGATTTATAAATTTTACTTATGGTTTAAATCAAACATCAGATCCAGAGCGACTTAGGCCGTCGCAGTCTCGGTATATAAAACCCACACCAGGTAAATTGATTTTGTTTCCGTCTTGGATGCAACACACTGTTTATCCGTTTTTTGGTGAGGGCGAACGCAGAACTGTAGCGGGCAACCTAAATTGTTTTGATCTAACAGAAGAAGAAATAAAGGAGATAGAAAAGAATGAAAGAGTTTAAAGTAGGTGTTTACGAGGATTTATCTTACGAACAATATGCAGAGATACCAGCTTATAGATCTCACGATCTAACTGCGGTTATTAAGTGTCCGTTCAGTTGGAAGTACAGAAAAGAAATGGAACAAACGCCAGCTCTCTTAGAAGGCAGAGTACAGCACACAGTCTTTTTAGAACACCACAAGTTTGATGAAGAGTTTGTAATACAACCTAACGTAGACAGAAGAACTAAGGTGGGTAAAGCTGACTATGAGGACTTCCTAGCAACTGTGGGCAATCGTACACCAATCTCCCAGGATCTATACGATGTATGTATGAAACGTCGTGAGGTCGTAAAGGATTACATACCGAAAGAAACTGACAGAGCAGAGCTGACGTTAGTGTTTGAATGGCATGGTCAACCTTTCAAGGCAAGAATGGATTGGTACGACAACGAATATGTGTGGGATCTTAAAACCTGTCGTGATGCGTCTCCTCGTGGATTTAAAGGTGCTATCAATGCTTTCAACTATCACCAACAAGCATCTTTGTATGTGGACGGAGCAAAGGCATGTGGACTGACTGCGAAAGGATTTAACTTCTTGGCTCAAGAGAAACAAGATCCTTACCCTTATGTGGTTTATACACTATCAGATGAAGCGTTGAAGTATGCACAAGCAAGAAACGAGCAAGCACTGGCTTTGATACAGGATTGCTCTAAAAACGACGATTATAAGCCTTACAACTGCGAAGGCATACAAGAGGTAGGACTGAAAGATTTATATTAAAAAAAAGGGTTGCTATTGCAACCCTATATCATCTTCTCCATCATTCAAGTTATCTGCTAATCCGACCATGTAACCAGCAATCTCTTCTACTGCGTGGTCTGAAAGGGTAGTTGACATCAACAGTATGGCTATTTGTTTTCTTCGGTATTCGTCCAAATGTGCCAGACTATAAACAAGTTGTAACATTTCTTTTTCACTCATTGTATTCTCCTAATTTAAAATGGTTTCTTTTATGTAATCGATTATGTTCTCTTCTGTCGCTCGTAAACACCAAGTAGAAAATTCATCGTGTTTATCTTTGCTCATTAGAGACTCAACCAAACCAAACATTTCGTTTACTAAGGTGCAATCATCTGTCCAATAATGCTCCCACTTATCCTCTCTGATTGACTCGTCGTAGTTTCTAGGATCAACCTCTTTGACTATACTTGTGATTCTATCTATGATTTGTGTAGTCATATTTTTCTCCTTATTATTGTTGTTAATTAAATGTCTCACATGACTAATATACTAAAATTTACAACTATTTGCAACTATTTACTTACAATAGTAACAAAATAATTTAGGCTAAGTTTTCGTATTGTTCGATGATTCTTTGTCTGTCGTTCAGCCAAAAAACCAAAAGGTATCTGTCGCCTGTTTCGACTGGCAGACCTTTATGTAGATTGGTGAAGCTGGGGAATATGAGTGCGTGGCCTGTGGGTAAGGGTGCTACCTCACCATAGTTATGAAACGCGGTACCACCGCCCTTATACTTGCCAGTATTCAACGGAACCACCACAGATATATCCGCACTGTCGTCGTGGTGCCAGGATCCTTGTTTCTTATCTCTGAGGTTGTAGTTGGCTATCTGTATGGTAGAGGGATCTTTACAATCTCTCTGCCAGATAGCATTGAATATGGGATTCAGAACTGTCTGTACTACAAACCACATACTACGATAGAGCTCTGGTGCGTGTTCACGCAAAACAATCTCAGGGATTTGTCTAAGCTCGTCTTCTTCTGCATTAGTTTCAAAGCCTATCTCTCTTTGCATGTGGCTAATCTCTTTCATTAAAAGAGAGCAAAACTTTCTCCGAAACAAAGGCACACGATAGATGTCTGGGTGGATCTTTTTGATTACATCGTGCACAGCAGTTTTCCCCATGTTATCCACACCAGCTGATGCTTTGTATCTAATTATCTGTGGAACTGAGTCCTGGACCGCTTGATAAGTCGTGTGATTTATCATCCAATGCGATTGCATGCTTAACAAGTAGTTCTTAACTCTATACATAGGGCAAAAGTATAACAGATACAAAACCATATTTATTTGTATATTTCTGCAAAATTTTATAGAATGAAGCACATGATTACAGACTCAGACACAATACAGACTAAACGAGACGGAAAAGAAATAAGAAAAACGCTTGCCGTGGATCCAGCTACTTATGACCTTTTGCAACAAATCTGTCAGATGGAGCACAGATCTAAAATAGATCAGCTCAAAGTTCTAATACAGAAAGAACACAAAAGACTTAGCGTGCAAGAGCATGAAGTTGTTTAATAAAGTCAAACCACAGAAAAAGTCTGTGCCTCAGTCATATAGACCTGTGCTCGAAGCACAAGAAGTCATAGATCTGTATAGTCGACTAACTCTACACCAACAAGCGGCGCTTATGAGGCTCATATCGCGCAATTTAGAGGTGAATGTAGGTGGAGACACCATAATGGGTTACGAACTAGATTATAACGTCGTAGGAGCGATTATTAGCGCTTCTGAATCATCAGACTAAAGAACCGATACCACCCATCTGGCGCATCGCTATCTCTCTGTCTCTTTCGTCAGGAAGTATTGTAGGGGAAGTCAACTGCTCTAGTCCTAAGTCTGTTTCTGGTTCATCAAACAATGGTTGGCTCACATTAGGCATTTGAAAGGTATTTATAGACGATTGTAGGTTAGGATCTACTTCAACTTCTTCTTG